TATTTTGGTGATTTGTTTTCTTATTCGCATTATCTTTAGAACATAAATAAGGGACTCCAGTTTCAATCTGAGATTCAATAATTTTATTCCAAATATCTTGAGCCTTAACTTTTTTACCAAGACCTTTGCTGACAGCTAATTTATAATTTTCTTCGTACTCATTTCCATAACACTCTTGTAATGGTTTAATATTATTTGAGATAATGTCGTTAGGGCAGAATAAATACCAATCATCATTATTTTCAACCGCTCGCATGAAATTATCAGGAATCCAAAGTGCGGTAAATAAATCACGAGCTCTCATTTCTTCCGAACCTGTATTTTTCTTAATCTCTAATAAATCAATAATATCTTTATGCCAAGGTTCAATATAGATAGCAGCACTACCTGGTCTACGACCTTGTTGGTTAAAGAATCTAAGTGACTCATTAACTATTTTTAAATATTTTAAAAGTCCACCCGCAAATCCTCCTGAACTTGAAATTCTACTTTCTTTACTTCTAATATTTGACATTGAAAGTCCGATACCTGCCGCGTCAGAGGAGTACGTTGAAATGTCACTCAATGTCCCTAATAAACCTTTGCGGGAATCGGAATTATTGTAATGTAATACACATGACGCTAACTGAGGTGTCTTTGTCCCCGCATTAATCATGATAGGTGTTGCTGGTGAAATCAATTGATTTGATAATGAATTGTAATATTCAACTGCCTCTTCAAATGTTTTAGTCACCCATAAGGCAACTCTCATATACATGTGTTGTGGTCTTTCAATAACCTTACCACTAGATAACTTTAACAAATACATTTCTTGTAATGAGCGCCAAGCAAAATAATCAAAATTATAATCATTCTCATGATTAATTATTTTATCAATATTTTCTGAACCATATTTTTCAATAGTTTTCATTAATATCTCATTAACAATACCATTATTGTACAATTCTGTCATTGTTTCACTAAAACTATGATTAGTTTCTTTGTGATATGAAGATATTGCAACTGATGAAGCTAATCTTGAATAATCGTGATGACTACCAGTATATGCCGCCGCAATTTCGTACACTAACTTATCTAACTCTTTTGTTGTTATACTACCCTCGGTAGGTACCGAAGTAATAACTTTAATAAAAATTTCATCAGAATTAACATTTAACCCTTTAGCGGCTTTCTTAACTCTCTGATAAATTTTCTGAGGATTAAAGGACACCTCATCGCCCCCTCTTTTTTTAATTTTTAATGACATCATATATTTTTATTTAAAAATCATCCGTAAATGACAATGTTTCGTTCAATTTAGCTTTTTGGTATTCCATAGTCCTTGATTCAAAAAAATTACCTTTTGTTTCTACCGCAATTTGTTCCATAAATTTAAATGGTTGGTCCACATTAAATTCTTTTTTACATCCAAGTTTAAGTAATAAACCATCAGTAACAAATTCAAGATATTGTTTCATTAAATTTGAATTCATCCCAATTAAAGATATTGGTAATGACTCAATAATGAATTCTTTCTCAATCTCTAATGCGGATAATAAAATTTCTCTAATTCTTTTCTCACTTGGTTTGTTTTCAATGTGATTATTTAATAAATGAATTGCAAAGTCACAGTGTAAGTTCTCATCTTTGAAAATCAAAGTGTTTGCATTACATAGTCCTTGTAAAATACCTCGAGACTTTAACCAAAAAATAGCACAGAACGAACCTGAAAAAAAGATACCTTCAACCGCCGCAAAAGCAATTAATCTTTCTTCAAATGTTGAGTTCTCTATCCAATTTAAAGCCCATTTTGCCTTTTTTTGTACCGCAGGTAATCTATCAATAGCGTGAAAGCATTCATCTTTTTCTTGTGGGTTTGACACATAGGTATCAATAAGTAATGAATACATTAAAGAGTGAATATTTTCTGCCATTAACTGAAATCCGTAAAAGAATTTTGCTTCAGGGTATTGGACTTCTTTTAAGAAGTTTTCTGCTAAATTTTCATTAACAATACCATCGGATGCCGCAAAGAATGATAAGACGTTTTTTACGAAAAATCTCTCATTATCTGATAAGTTTTCCCAATCTCTAATATCATTTGATAAATCAACCTCTTCCGCAGTCCAGAAAGCCGCTTGATGTTGTTTGTAATATTCCCAAATATCATTGTGCTCGATTGGGAAAATAACGAATCTATTTGGATTCTCTATTAAAATTTTTTCCATGTTTTTTTTTAGTTTTGTGTTTGTTGTTTTTCTTTTCTTTTGTCTAACAAGTCTTTAACTCGTTGACGGTTTCTCTCTTCTTGTTGTCCCTCTAGTCCTAAGAATGTAACCGAACTTTCGGTATCAATCTCTAACATTCCATTATCAAATTTACAATTTTCAAACACAACCCCATCATCACCAATACGAGATTTAGTAATTGCTATTGTTGCTAGTTTCATTTCTTTTTGTTGTAGGGATTTTGCCACGGTAATGATTACGTGTCCAACTTGTGCTTTTTTAATAGAACCACCCATTTGGTCGGTAGTTACTACATCAGACGAAATTGAACTTCTGTTACCTTGAGTTGCGGTCCATCCAACTAAATCCAACTCGTGACACATTGATTCAAATGCTCTCATAACCGAACCTTCAGATTTCCATTCATCACTTAAATTCCTATCAGGAACAACACAGTCAATATAATCTAATAATACCATATCAACTCTTACTCCATCGGCAATCATTTTTCTAATTTGATTTTTAATTTGTAACATAGTTACGGTATCAGATGGAAGTTTTTTTAAGATTAATTTATTGGTCATTGTATCTTTTACCTCTTGTACTTTAATCATAACTTCCTCTTTCTTTAAGGACAATTCATCAGGATGAACCTTTGTCCATAAAGTAATATGTTTTCTTTGAATAATCTTTGGGTTATCTTCAAAGAAGATTTGTAATACGTTATACCCTAAATTAAAAGCGTGATTTGCAACTTTTGTTAGTAGTGTTGATTTACCAACCCCAGTAGGAGCTAACACTACACCGATTTCTCCTTTAGCCAAACCTCCTTTTAAGAGTCTATCAATACCTGGGATACCCATTGGTATTGGATGACGATAATCCTCATTTAAAACCTCACTTAAATTGAAAAATACATCAGATTGTCCATCTTCTCTTTCCCCAACTTGTAAAGCGTTCCTCACTAATTGTTCTACTTTATCATAGTTTTCAAATTCACCTCCATCGATGATTTTTTGAGCTTTGTTCATTACTTTCTGTAATTCTTGTTGTTTACAGAATTTCATAGCTTTTTCCTGAACAAATTCCCCACCCTCAAGTGGAGCTTCTTTGATTTTATTAATAGTATCAATAACAATTTTTGACGCTAGTTCCTGTTGTAATTCAGATTTGGTGATTTGTTCTAAAGTGTCAAATGCTGGTGCATGTTCATACTTTGTGTAATATTCTTTAACCATCTGAATAATTATTTTGAAGTATTTGTTTTCAAAGTAATTTGTTTCAATTACATCAAGAATAGACCTCGCAAAGTCTTTGTCGATAATAATTTGGTTTAATAATTGTAGCTGAAAACTGCTACCTAGATATTCGAAATTTTTGTTTGACGCCATAGTTTTTTCATTGTTGTATTTGATAAATATTACCCTTTTAAAGGAAGTCCAAGGTACTCGAGTGTTAAATTTTCAGATGAAAAAATGTCAGTCAAAGACATAAGTAAATTTTTTAGGTGTGGGCGTACGTCTACGGTGTATCTTATCTTAGGTGGGTATATTTTTGCGTCGAACTGTCTCTGACAAATTGTCACATCACCCATCTTAATATACACATTAAAATATTCAGGACCATCAATATACGATGTATCTAATATTGTAGGATTGTTAATAATTTCATAATGATTGTCAATCATGTATGATGCGGTTTTCATTTTTAGTTGATACTTAATATCATAACTAAAATTAGCCAACAGGTTATAAAACTCTAATGAGTTTTTACCGTCAGGGTTAAAGTTTCTAACATTAAAATATCTTTGTACAATGATATTATCATTTACCATCATTAAAAATTCTAATTTTGTTGATTCTTGTTCTTTCATATTTATTTTATTTGTTTGTAATTTTTTTTTTCTTTTCTTGTTAATTTCATGTATGGACGAACAAAGTCAACCCAAGCATCATCTACTTTTGGTAGGAATTTAAAGAACCCGTCTTCCATCATCATCTTTAAAAGATTCCTATACCCTCTCCCATCAGGGTCTAAACTTTCTCGATAATATAGTTCAACTAATTCTTTTGCTTCATCGGTGATTAATGGTTTTGATAAATCTATTATTTTTTCATTAATAATAAAAAATTCTTCACCGTATACTCCTGTTTTAGTTTTACCTGATAATAAATTTTGTAAAGATTTATTACCTTTATCTTCTTTTAAAAGAGTTTCTGCCTTTATTAAAATATCGGTAATAGTTACCGTTTGGTCAAGCAATTCAGGAAATAATTTAACTAAAGTTTTTTCGCCCAAATAATAAATTCCATCTATATTATCTGACTTATCACCCGATAATATTTTATATGTTTTAATATTCTGATGCGGAAATTCATGGAATTGAATCTTTATTTTATCCCCATTTTTATACACTTGTTTTGAGTTTGGGGAATAGACCGAAACCTTATCTGAGATAAGTTGTGTCAAATCTTTATCTCCCGAAAAAATAGTTTTAATTTCGTCTTCAGATATTTGGCAGTAGTACGCAATCAAATCGTCACCTTCGTTATTATCTACTTCAATTTGTCTTATATAACATTCCTCCAAATATTGTTTAACTCTCTCTTTTTGTTCTCCAAAAGATTGGTCTTTAAAATCTTCGGTTATAAGTAGTTTTTTTTTATACTGAGGGTAAATAAGTTTGCGGGTAGAAGAGTTATCATCCCCATCCCATATAACAACAACCTTATCAAAATTTTGTTCGTCAATAAACCGTCTAATTGTGTTGATAAAATGCCATAACCCTCCTATGTGTTTTCCGTTGTGGTAAAAATCTTTAACTCCGTGAAATCCTATTTTTAATAAATTGTTACCATCAACAATTAATGTTTTGACCATTTAAAATTTTTAAGTATTTTGAAAATATTTTTTACTCGTCAAAGTCATCTTCAGATTCATCCAAAGAATAATCAGAATACCCTAATTTTGTTTCCCAATAATCTGAATATTCTTTTTTATAGTTATCTAAAGATTCTTTTGTATCTGCAATATAACCTTGTGGCACTGCAACTATTTTACCATCTTTATAACCGAGACCATTTACGTGATTTTTCAAAATAGAAATTTTGGTTCTAATTGCAAACGACACTTTTCTACCATTTTTAGTTGCGTCAATATGACTAATACCCGCTTTTTTCTGATTACCAAATAAAAATATTAAACTACTTGCTAACCATACCGCGGTCCCACCTTTGGCACGAATTTCAGGTTGACCAAAAGGGTTATCCGCTAATTCCACCCATGGTTGGTTTAAAATAACTAAAGTATTATAATACGGATAATCTTCTTTTTTTGATTTTGAGATGCGAGAATGAATTCCCAATCCAATTTTATCCGCCAACACTTTAGCGGAGTGCATTCCACCACCTTTACCATCAAAAGTCATCTGACAAGGAATACTACCTATTGAATCCCATAAAAATAATATACTATAAGGGATATCCCCTTTCTCTTGAGCATCAAGAATATCATTAATAAAATTAGTTGCTTGTTCAATAACATCAAATGAGTCATTAAAGATAAACATACCATCATACTCACCAAGGTCATTTTTTTCGGCTTGTAATCCCAATTCAATAGCGTGTTCCCAAGACCATTTTTTTTCCGTTATAATAAGAACAGGTAAATGTCCTTTTTTCTGAGCATCTGCCGCCGCTAATATCATTGCAGTTGTTTTTGAGGTGTTTGAATGTCCCAAGAACATATTAATACCCCCCATTACAGGTCCAGGTAATCCGCAAGCATTCATAAAAGCCTCACCACAATTATAAAAACTTTCTGTTTTGTATTTTGTTTTTGTTGAGAACTTATCTTTGATTGTATCCAAAGATATTTCTCTTTTTCTTATTGCCATGTTAGGTTAAATTAAATTATTGTTTTGAACTATAAAAAATAGACACTCAGTAATACCAAGTGTCTATGTTAAAGTTTAATTAGAAAGGTAATTCGGTGTCACTATCATCATTTGCTTGTGGGTCAACGATTGGTTCAGTTTTACCACCAAAAGATGTTGTTGTCTCAAGATTGTTTTCGTATACAAAACCGCCTTTGTCAGAATCCCAACGTGGTGTTTCTCCACGAGCAATAGCTTCAAGGTATTCTTCAGGTTTTTTAGAATAAACATCTTCCCATGTTAACTCATCATTAATCCAAGAATCCGCGGTTTGTTTATTTTCGTGTACAGGAGTTGGGTCATCATACATAACAGTTTGAATAACTGTGTAAGTGGCACCTTTAGGTGTTTTTGCTTTGGTTAATTCAAGAATAATGTCACGACCGTTATCAGGGTCAGTAATATCACCTTTAGCTCTCCAAATAGGAATAATCTTATCTAAAATCCCCTCATTTTTGTAGTTGTGTTTGAATCTCCAAAACTTAACCCCATCAGACTCGTTATCACGGTCCATAACTTTAACAATGTAAAATTTACGAGATAAATATTGTTTTGCCAATTCTTTGTCAGACTCTTTTCCTGTTGAGCGTAGTTCTTCATAAACTTCATTCAATGGTGAACGCTCGTTGTCATTCTTACCCGGGTCATAAAATTTTTGAAATTTACCGTCAACTTGAATTTCGTGATACCAAACTTCTTTAAATGGTGAAGAACCATCGGGTGTTGGTAAAATACGTAGTCTTCGTTGCCCTTGTTTTTCAGTATCTTTAAGGATAGCTGCAAAGTATTTTTTCATTCTTTCTTCTTGTGTAAATTTTGAGGTGTTAGAAGAACCACCTTGTTTTGCCTGCTCGTATTGAGCCAAAACTGCGTCTAATGAATTTGTCGCCATAGTTGTTAAAGTATTTAATGATTTATATTATCATAAGTATAAGTACAATCTGAGTATTTGTCAAATAAATTTTAAACTAAAAACGGTCCGAAGACCGTTTTATATTTTACTTGACTTGTTTGAAAGAATCGATTTGATTATCCAAATCTTCAAAATTTCTAAAAGTTTTTTTGATATCTACTGGTGAGTAATCCTCAACCTCATCTTGGGTTAAAATATATTCATTTTTTCCCGACTTTTCCATATCTTCTTCTTTATCTTCAAAGAAATCTGATAATTTTTGATTAAATGGACCAGAATCTAAACTTCTAAGTTCTAATTTCTCTTGAGGTGTTTTTTCTCTATATTTCTCAACTTTCATTTCTAAGTCATTCAACTTATTCATGATATTATCCATTTCACCTAATTTACCTTCTAAGTCTGTAAGATGTTTGAATAAATTATCAAAATATTCTTCTTGTTTTTTTTCTACTTGTTTTTGGGAATTAACTAAGTCACTAATATCAAGTTCCTCAGTCTTACCTTTTTCTTCACCAACTTTTTCAACATCAGGGTCAGTTGCAACATCAACAGGGGTTGGTACTGCACCAGGTGCCGCAGGTGGTTCAATGCCAGGAGGTGGTGGTAATGCCCCCGCATCAGCAGGAGGTGGTGGTAACGCACTTGGGTCTGCAGGAGGTAAAATACCTTCTTCAGGTGGTGGAGGTAATGTTGCCTCTTGTTCAAAAATATAATCGTTAATTGATTTATATCTTGAGATTTCCTCAATAATTCTGTTGTCTACTCTTTTCATTTGATTACCCGTTTAAAAGTTGTTTCACTCCTGTTAGAGTTTCAACCTGAATTTTTTTATTTTTTGTCATTGTATTGTCAACTCTTTCAATTAAACCATCCTTCATTCTGATAGTATAACAATCTCCTGTGTCTAAATCGCAAACTTGTTTAGAACCATTACCCAAGTCTTTCTCAGTGCTTCTGGTGTTTTTACCTAAATAGTTGTCTAATATTAATTTTGTGTCCATAATAGTGTTTATATATAAATATCGTTTATTATTAGAAAATTACAAAGTGAAAGTTACAGGATAACTTTTGTAAAAATCGTTTCTTGACGTATCAAGTGACCCATCAGGTTTAACAGGTTTAGTAAATACCGTTATTTGGTATTTATAAGTTCCTGTATACTCACTTTTCGACACATTATTACAACCAGATTCTGTTAATAACCCTTGTAAATCAATTTCAAATTTTTGTTTATTTGTTGAAACATAATTAGTCCCAAATTGTTGTCCTGAACCACTACCCTCATGACACTCCGCAGTAATATTATAACCATACTCTATTTGAAATATATTTCTTAGTCCATCGACCGATGGGTCCACAATAACCTTTAAATTTTCAAATAATGGTGGTGTTGTTACTGCGTAAGTGTATGTATCAATTAATGGTGGTGTTACTGGTGGTGTTGACCCCACATTAAGTTGTCCCGTTTGAGTATTAAACTCATTAATCGCCGATTGTACTTTAGTTTCAATATTTCCTTTATCTATTGACGACATTTGGTCGTAAACATTAACAGGATTTAATTTTTTATCAGTAACAGATGTGTTAGCATTTAATATCCAAAATTTAGCAATTTCCGATGCACTGTCATTGGATAATAAACTCATTCTTTGTGACCATCTTTCAACTAAAAATTTGACTGATTGAGTTGAGTCTGAGAATGTGGCGTTAGGTACATTTTGGCTTGAACAATAAAAATATTTATCAACAAAATAAGTAGATGATTGACCCCAATCTTGGTCTATAGTTATACCCGCAAAGTTATTCTCATAAGTTGTTAAGGTGTTATTATTATTTGACGATATATAAATTGAGGAAAAAATAACTTTTTGTAATTTAACATCATTCGTTAGACTAACAATAGTACCAATAACACTTTTATAATTTAATGTTGTTATTGACGGCCCTGTTAATGGTGTCCATTGAGCATATTTAGAGTTTGGTTGACAAGTTTCCTGAATAGTATCATTTGCTGTGGTGCTATCTTGTTGTGTTGCTTGGTTATTAACCTCAGTTGACTGACCAATTACATTAGTACTATTAACTTTTGTTTCCGCATTTTTTTTCTGAGTATCAAGTTTATTCTTTTCAATAATAGATTGTAATAAATTAGTTTTTAATGTTTGTAAATAATTATCAATTTTAGGTAATGATGCGGTTGGTTGTCTAATACCTTCAATAATTGTTTCAAAACTACCTGGTGATATACTATGATTAACACTTGTAATCATATAAGGCCCACTAAACATTGGGACGTATCTTAAATTAAAGTACATTGTTGGTTGTATCATAGCATTACCCATCATGGATACATTACAAGAATAACTTCTATTTTTGTATAGGTTATATAATGAGTTACTTTGTGTTGCACCTCCCCTATTACCACCTTGATTGGCCATTTGATTTAACACTTCAAGAGATTCTGCAGTGGCTTGACCAGCATCTTGGGAAACAGTAAACCCATAAAACATAGACTGATTTTGAGGTCCAATATCAACATTAAACCCTACAACTTTATTTGATTTATCCCAATCATTCTTATTAGTTAAATCTTCAACTAACGGATTATCACTAGCTCTTCTTAAATCAAACGCGTCATTTCTATATCTAAAATCAACATTGTTTTTTAAATCTAATTGTTCACTTGGTTTACCACCAAAGAAACAAACCATTTTAGCACTTGATTCTCTATAATCAACGTTCATGAAAGTTCCAAATAGTGTATTAGCAAACTCTAATGTTCCTTCAACCTTTGGTTTTGGGTTTTTAACCGCATCTTGTACATTATAGAAATTAACATATGACGGTAAATTCATTACAACAAAGTTATTTTCAACTAATATTGATTGTACAAAACTAAGCATTGTCGCTTTAGGGTTTATATTAATTAATCTGTTTTTTAATTTAAAAACATCAACCAATATCTTATCACCAATATTTCTACTCGCTCTATCTAACAATAAAACATCCTCAAATAATGTTTTAGTTTTAAAATCATTACCTGAAATCCATTTATCATTTATTGCCTTAAATGATTCCCATAATTCAACCTTTGTTTGTGGTCCCTCTAAAACAGAATCAATTGTCGTTTGTACTGTGTTATTAACATCGGGTAAAGCTTTTTGTAGTTTAATAATTAAATTATTAAATATTTTATTTTTAAAATCTAAAGACTTTTTCAAATACTCATCCATTAAACCAATGAATTTTTTTTTATTCATCGTGGACTCTTTTAATTTCTGAGTCGCATAAATTTTAATTATTGGTGAAAAATTAATTATATTATTAACCGTAAAAGAAATGTTTAAGTCAACAAAAAAGTCAGTAATGTATGAACCGTTATTTCCATAAACTAATTGCGGGATTTCTGAAAAACCAACATAAGTTTCTAATGTAGTCCACTCATTAGGGTATAAACTTTTTGATGAAGATAATGTAGTTGTTCCACCATTTACAGGAACTGCGTTTGGCGTTAATAGTGTGTATTTGTCCAAAATATATGGGTCGGTAATATCATAGTTTGAGAACGTATAAAATAATTTTTTATCGTAGTTAGACGGATTTCCGTTTTTAAATACAACATCATTATTAATAAATCTAGTTAATAGATTAGTAATATTTGTAAGTTGTGCAGATTGAGCATTTCTTACATAATCTTCACCTGTTGACCCTGTTATTTTAGGTTGCTTCATCAACTCAATCATTAAAACTTGAAAGTTCTTAAACAATTTAGCGGTATTGGAATCATTTGCACCGACACCTTCCGAACTATAATCATATTTTGATTTTGAAAAATTTAAAAACTCAACTTCAAATAAATCTAAAACATCCTTTTCGAAAACAGAAAACATTTCACTAATATTTGAATATTGAGTAATTACGCCATTTAATGAATAATTTTCTTGAAAACTTTTTCCTGAAAAAATTTCTTTTAGGTATTGGTCCGGATTAACCTTAACTATTTTACTATCATCAAAATATCCGTAATTGGGTGCTGTCCAAAAAGTTCTAACTGAACCATCATACATTGACTTATTACCCATAACTTCAAATTTTATTTCTCCTGTATTTGCGTCAAAACATTCATTGTTTGTTTGATTAACTAATGAACCTTGGGATGGGAATATAAATGAAGATATATTATCTAAAGTATTTACAGATACTGTCCAAGGAAATATTCTTAAATCTCTATTAGGTATTGAAGTGTCAAAACCTTCTGATTTGCTAATAATGGCTTTATCAACATAATTTAACGTAAACCCTGATTTAATTCCTTCTTGAATTGCGGTACTAGTGTACGCCGAGAAAATTTCAAATCCTTGGTAAAAGACATTAAAATCATTAATTAATTTAGGATAAAATCCTGTGTTAATTGTTGTAGATACTTCCCCACCAATT